TCGAGACCGAGAAGAACCCAGGGGCAACTACAGCCATGTTTCGCTACGGCCGTACATCGCCAGGGTTCTTGAATCGGGCGAACAATGCAAGATTGGCAAGATTACCCGCGAGGAACACTACGCGACGCGAGACCAAGTCTTAGCGGATTTGGCAGCGGCTCAGGTGCGACGATGACCGACGACGAAAAGACCCGCAAGCTCCAGGACAAAGTGTACTGGTTGGAAATGCGGGTGAAACTACTACAGGAACGAAACAAGGAGCTTAGGCAATGGATCACGAAACTGACGAACAAAACCCACGAAGCAAGGAGGGCAGGGAAATGAAGGCAGGCGATTTTGTCTGGGTTAAGTGCAAGGTGCTTGAGCCATGCGAGAGCCTGATAAAGGTCACGCCGAGCGGCAACGATAACTGGTTTTGGGCTGGCAGAAGGCAGTGCCGACCCGAAGCGGAAGTGATCGACGGAAATGAATTGGTATCGAAACACAACAAAGAAATCGAGGTGCAAGGTGAGTGAGCTCAAAGTAGGCGATAAGGTTTGGGTGAGGGCTACGGCTGGAAATACGGAAGGGGATAGGATTCAGTTTTGGTTCAGCGGCAATGTGGCGTTGTATCTTCCCGCAAGCGACTGTCGACCCGTCGAGCCGTCCAACTCTTCGGAAATTCCGAATAGTTCGAGCAAGCCCTGGACGCCAAAGGTGGGCGAGAGAGTTCGCTTAATTGAGACAGGCCACATTTACGAAATAGAATCGTACAGCGAAACTTACGCGCAGTACTCGATGCAAGGCTGGCCAGGGTCTTGCGTAAACCTGGAAGACATCGAACCCGTCAACTCTCCAAAAATCCTGGATAGTTCGATCGACCCCATCAACCCTTCGCACTACAAGCAAGGCGGCATCGAGTGTATCGAGGCTATCAAGGCGGCTCTTGGCGAGGGCTTTCCTGATTACCTTCGAGGCAACGTCATGAAGTACCTTTGGCGGTACAAGGAAAAAGGCGGCGCAGATGACTTGCGTAAGTCGGCATGGTATTTGGATCGATTGATTCAGGAGGTGGGCGAATGAAAATTGCAAACATGCGGCAGTTGAGCGGGGTGGATGTTATTGAAAAGGGCGACTTTTTTGCCATCTGCGAAGATCCGTTTCTTTACGCTTGCGTCCTCTCGGTAGGAAATACTGTTGAAGATGCGATAGGATGCAATCCAGAAATGGCAGATGTGTTTAAGTTCTATCGACCAGTTAAGGAGGTGGGCGAATGATCTATCTAGGCATTGACCCAGGGCCGGTTGAAAGTGCGTTTGTGTGGTGGGATGCGGAAGCGGAAAGAGTTATTAGACTCGAATCGATTCCGGCGTTTCGGATTACGGCATTCACAATTAAAGGATTGCTTCGCGAAGTCGATCACGTTTCGATGGAGTGGATCGAATGTTTTGGGATGGCGGTAGGTCAAGAGACGTTTCGCACTGTGGCGGGCATCGGCTGGTTTGCGTCGTTGCTTTCGGACTTCGAGAAGCCCTTGCGACTTGTCCCGCGGCGATCGGTTAAGATGCACCTATGCAATTCGATGCGGGCCAAAGATGCCAACGTCCGGCAGGCTCTTATCGATCGCTTCGGAAAGGTTGGGACCAAGAAACAACCGGGCAAGCTCTACGGCGTTGCGACTCACTATTGGGCGGCTCTTGGCGTGGCGGTGTACTCGGCGGATGTTTTCGACCCCGGGCAGTTTTGGATTGAGGATCTACGGAACAAGGCAGGCAAATGACCCAACGCAAAAACATAATCCAGCCCCCCGAAGTATGGGCGGCTTGGTCCAAGATTGCCGAGGCGAAAGGCTGGACAATGGCCCACCTAATTTTTGAGGCCGTCAACCATCGCCACAGGCTCCACCAAGAGCGACCCGGGCGAGGGCGGCCAAAGTCCAAGCCGGTGGCTCGGAAGCGCAGGAGGGGCAAGGGATGACCAAACTCTACCAATCCTGCCTTTGGGCCCTGCGATCCGTCGCGGTGCTTTTCTTTTGGGGTGACCTAGCGTCGGTCCGTTTCGAGTGGATTGTCTTGGACGCGTTGCACGAACTGGCCCTAATGTCCTGCCCGGCGGCGTTTTTGTTTTGCCTTATGGCAATTTTGTGTAACTGGAGTCCACCGGCTCCGCATCCTGGAGATTTGAAAAATGTCGAAAATTAGGATTTTGCAAGAGGCGTTGCAGCAGTGTCTTACTCACATCGAAGCAGATGAAACCATCCACGGGAGGAAGTTCGGCGCGGGCAATGTCGCGAGACGGGCGTTGCGATTGACAAGGCAAGCCAAACTAAGCAAGGCGGCGCAATTTGCCATGCTATTAAGTCTGCCTGAAATCGTTCGGCACATGGACACCATAGGGCTTGCGGCTTACGCGGAGCATTTTACCTTTGATGAAATCCGCAAGCACGCTCAGGCGCACGGGCTGGACCTTGATAACGTCAATGCCTTGATCGACAACCTAGAGACGGGGCCGTGACGAAAATTCCGTCCGGTGATTGTCAAGCCCCTTGACTGTGGATAAGATGTTGGAAAGGAGAAAACCATGAACTTAGGCGAACTTGTCAAAAGCAAGCGATTTTGGGCGGCGGCGGCTACGATTGCCGTTGTCGTTTTGAAGGATCGCGTACCACTCAGCGAAGACCAGATTCAGCAATTGGTTTGGGTTATCGGGGCTTGGATCGTAGGCGATTCGGTCCGACCCCTGCCCAAGCCCGACGAGGTGGCATCGTGAGCCGATTGAAACTATCAGACCGATTTGCAGCACGCCGAGCGGCCAGGGAAATCTGGATTGCCAGCAAGACCGACGCCGAAGTGGCCAAGCTTGTTAAGCAGGCGGTTGACGGCGATGAGGACGCGCAAAAGCTTCTCTTTGCGTCGCATCCTGAAATGCCAGTGGGTATCGATCCGGCTACGTTGTTTTTGCTTATCCAGATCGCTCTCAAGCTTTGGATTTGGTGGCAGCAAAACAAGGTTGAAAGCCCTTCGGAGTCGATCGATTTGGGCGAACCGTTTGACGACGACGAATAACCCCTAGCCAACCCGAACTTTACCAAGCGAATAGGGGCTCGGTGAGTTGGCAGGGGGCGAACTGGAGAGACGATGGCAGCGAAAAAAGACAATTGGATTCCTTGGGTGATCGTCGCGGGGCTTGTCCTCTACGTGGTCAACCAACAGCCAAAGGGAGGGGGTGATCCATCTAAGCCGGCCGGAGTTACGGCGGTTGTCCGGTCGACGATTCCAAGCATTCGAGCGGCGTACAAGCAGGCCTTCCTCGATGCGGCAGCGAAGATCGAGGACGGGACGATTACCAATCAAGAGCAATGGACCAAGTTCATTGAGGAGAATGCCGGAGCTAAGCGAATCGAGGCAATGAACAAAGTCTACACGGCGATCGATCAATTGAATTTACCCGTGACGTTTGCGGGCAAGGAAAAAGAGCTGGCGGAAATCAATCGGCAAATAGCGGGGGCGTGGTAATGACTGAAATCGGACTAATCACTTGGTACATCGTTCAATTGGTCCTATGGGCAGGGCCTTTTGGCGTGGGGGCGTTCTTAGTATTGCTTTCGACAGGCAGTGTTTACGTAGGCTATTTGATCGGTACGCGCGGTGGGCTTGGTAACAAGGTCGAAAAAATATTGGAGCGGCTTTTTTTTTCGTTTATGTGTTTTGTCTGCGTTCTCATGATGATATGCGCGGCCACACTAGAAAGGGATTGGTAGCATGGACGAAATCGGACTAATCACTTGGTACATCGTTCAATTGGTCCTATGGGCAGGGCCTTTTGGCGTGGGGGCATTGCTGGCGGCGATCGCGGGGGCGGCGTTCTTCGCGGGCTACTCGATGCGAACCAAGCGAACCGATAAGCCGATGGGCGCGGCAAAGCTCGACCATATCAAATACGATATACTGCCCGATGGCACGCTAGGCCCTGGCGACCCAAGAGGGCTGGAGGGGCCAGAATGAAGCGGGCAAGGCGGTACGCGGCTAGGACGGTTTTGTTTGTGTTGCTTGTTGCAGCGTCTCCGTTTGCGATAACCAAAATCCTTGCCGATGCGCTCTTTGATTTTGTCGTTTGCCCGATGCTTGAAAGCCTGGAGGTAATCGCCAATGACGACTGAGTTTACCGGCTACGACCCAACAATTGACAGGCAAACTAATCCCGAATGCCGCGACAAAGATTTCCGGCTAAACAAACGCAATCGGAAAAGGCTAGAAGCCTTGCAGCGAATGCACGACCGTCTTTACGCGAAGGTGAATTCTGATCGAGCGTCGACACATGAACGAGCCGAATGCACTGCTTTGTTTTGGGCGATGAGGGTACTTGAAAGCACCCTTGAAAGCGAGTGCGAGCTATGAAAAACGAGGGAAAGAAAAAACTGGTTTTCGTCTTGGCCTACATGCTTTTTTGGCCCTTGTTTTTTTACGCAATCGAGGTCTTGTATAATGCAAGCTGAGTTTACCGGCTACGACCCTACCATCGAGAACCGCGATGAGATCGCCAACACAGCGACCCCGGTATTGTTTGCGCTCAGCGACGTTGAGGCTCCCGAAGAGATCGACCCAAGGCCACTGGTAAGGCACGACGATCAAGCCAATATGGGCTCTTGCGGTGGGTTTGGCAACACAAACAATGGCGAGGGCCTTTGGGGACTTGTGACAGGTTCAATGAGCAACGAACGGCAGTTTAGCCAGCTATATGCTTACCTTGAGGCCCAAAGGCTTGACGGGCTACTAGGAAGCGATAAAGGCTCGACGATTAGCAGCGGGCTAAAGGTGGCAAAAGCAGGCTACCTAGAGCTAAAGCATCTGCCGTATCAGACTCCGTACCCCCGCAACGCGCGAACTTTGGTGACGGATGAAATGCGGGCTATTGCCAACAGACCCCAGGGCTTTCGGATTCGTTCCCATGCTTGGCTCGAATCCTACGACGACATTTTCAAATACTTGGCATCGCAGGCGGGAACGGTTTACCCTGGTACCCCCTGGAACGACTCGTTCTATGGGAGAAACGGGGTTCTGGAGTCGGTAAGTTTTACGAATCGCGATGGCGGCCATGCTTATGCCTTTTTGGGCTACTCGAAACGCAAAGACCGAAGGGGCAGGAATTACCTTTGGAGGCTCAATAGTCACAGGCAAGACTCCTGGACCGAAGTTTCCCCCGAGGTTATCGACGTTCTTTGCCGGCATCAATGGAGCTCCATCGTGGGGATGAGCGATTTGCTGACCCCTGGCCCGAATCGGGTTCTCTGGAAGGAAGCGAAGCCACTAGGATGAACGAAAAAGGAGGGCCGGTAATCATGGTTGCTTTGTTGTTTGGGTTGTTTTGGCTTTGTAGTGAACCGGCTAAAGATCCGACGCAATGCGATTTGACGGACTCGAAGCCGTTGATTGAGGAGGTGGCGAAGGCTAAAGACTCAATGATTCTTGACGCAGCAAAAGACGCGGCGGTTTCCATTTCGCTTGCTCTATCGCTCACAGAAAACCATATTGCCGACGCCAACAAAATGGTCGATCCCATGCCAAGCCCCTCGGACAAGCCCCACGAAAAGATGAAACGCGAGGTGCTGATTTTCGTCTCTGCGAATTGCCCCCCGTGCGATCGATGGAAGCGGTGCGAAATGAATCGATTCCTCGATGCAGGCTGGGCGGTTGGCATCGTCGAGGTTCATTCCTACGGGATCACGCCGACATTTGAAATCGAATCGGGCGATAAGAAAGCAACGATTAAAGGCTACACGACCCTAGAGCAAGCAGCGGAGGCGTTGCGATGAATCTATTGGCTCAACTGTCGCAAGAGGCTCAATTAGGCGTTACGACCGCACTGCTAACCACGATGGCGGGAGTAATCACAACGCTGTTTTTGTGGCTTATGAAGTCGAATGCAAAGACGCAAGACAACCTTGAAAAGCTTGCGATAGAAACAAAGGCAGACCTAAAAGAGTGCCGAGAGGATCGAGACGTTTTGCACAGCAAGTTCCATGAGTTGGCGATGCAAGTTGCTCAGGTGAAAAGGAATCAGTAAATGCAAGCACTAATCGACGAGCTTTCAAAGCCCGAATACGCTTCTATGAGCGACCAAGCGGCAGCGGACGCTATCAACGCCAAAACGGTGACGGTGCGCGTCTTGGTTGACCTTTGGCAGATCGAAGAATACGCTCGGCGGCATGGTATTCGAGCGTTACTTAAAAAGGCTGAAAGCAACACTCAACATGCTTGCCAAGACATCGCAATCGACATTTTGGCGTACATTACATCGCCTCGCGGGAAAATGATCGATCTAGATTTGGCCGAGACCCAAGGCATGTTCGGAGCAATGGTCTCTTGCGGCTTCGCGACGGCTACGCACGTTTCGGAAATGACAGCCTTAGCGGATCAGGTCTTACGATGGGTCGATCACGTTTTAGCGGGCACTCAGTCGGCTCATTCGGTTCGGGTTATCCGCGACGTAATGAACGGCGCGACAGCCAAGCGGGCTGGATGGACGCAGCAAAACATTGACCGATACAACTCGACTCAAGCGGCGATCGATCTTTGGAGAGACGGCGATCAGGACTTGGTGATTTAGTGTCAATCGTCACCTGTGACCGAATGTTGGTCAACTACCTCGCGACAACGACAACGGGCGTCGTTTCCTCTGCTGCGCTCGTCGCGTCCGGTAAAATCGGATTCAATTTCCAGGCCCCAAAAACCGGGACGATCGACCGCATTCTTTGGCAATCCGGAACGGCTAGTGGCTCGCCGACAGTTGATGTTCGGCTTGAAACAGTTGGGACCGGAAGCCCGAGCGGTACGCTGTTCGGGACCAATACCAATATCGTGACAGGCACGGTTGCAAGTAATACGGCCTACGAGTCGACGCTAACAACGGGAGCATCGGTTACACAAGGAGAAGATTTCCTTTCGCTTGTGTGGGCTTACAATTCCGGCACATCGATTCAAATAGCCCTTGCGTCATCAACGGCTGGTTCGATGCAGCTAAACTTGCCACAGATCAGCACAGCCGGAACTTATTCGCTGATTTCCGGTCGGTTGCCTTATGCGGCTCTTCGCTACTCGGACGGGACTTACTGCCCGATTGCTCCCGGCGGCGTGGCTTACGGAGTGGGCTCGACGACAAGTCAATACACCAGCGGCGAAGAGGGCGTTCGGTTTCGATTTGCGCATCCGGTTAGAATCTCAGGGTTTTGGAGCACACACGACCCTGATGTTGATGTTACCTACAATTTGTACGCAGACGCAACGGCTCCAGGCGGAACGGCGATACGGAGCTTGACTGTTTCTGCCAATCGTTTTATTCAAAAAAATGCGGTCGTAAGCCAGTATAATTTTTCAAGCGCGGTGACACTTTCGGCGAACACATGGTACAGGCTTGTGGGGGCTTCATCGGGCAGTCCAGGGACGCGTTTTAGTATCAACACAATCCCATCGGCTAGTTACGCGGCGGCAGTTGCTACTGACCACCACCAAACGAAATCTAGCGGCGGTTCTTGGACTGACACAACGACGATACTACCTCAAATTGGCGTTATCGCGGACGGGTTCGATGATGGGGTTGGCGGCGGCGGTGGCTTGATTTTGCCTAGAGCAATGAATGGAGGCTATTCAGCGTGAGCAAGCAAAAGACAACCAGGGCAAAAACCAGTCGATCGCTTGTGGTATTTATCGCCGACACAAGCAGCACAACGGGCGGCGGGCTCAGCGGGGTGACGCACTCATCTAGCGGGCTCGTGCTTGAGTACAGGCGGCAGAACCAATCGACCTGGACGAGCGTAACGGCGGTATCCAAGACGCTCGGTACTTACGTCTCAGGTGGTATTGTCGCGGATGGATCGCTTGCTGGGGCTTACGAGGTCGATTTCCCTGACGCGGCTTTTGCGTCGGCAGCGGGCGTGGAGTGGGTCGCTTTGCGTATTCGCGGCGTTGCGAATATGCTCCCAGTGCTTATCGAAATCGAGCTTGATGCGGTTGACTACCAGGATGCGGCCGCGTTTGGGTTAAGTCGGATTGATGCAATCAAGGCCAAGACCGATTTGATTGTGGCGTTTCCCGATAACTTCGGCAGTCTTGATATCACGGTGGGCGGGGCAATTGCAGAGCTTGGGGCTGGTGCTCTTACGGCTAACGGCGCAGGCGATTCGATCGAGACTTACGTTTGGGGCGCATTGCTTGCGAACCACACAACAGCCAATAGCTTTGGGGCTCGGATCATCCGCTCGGCCAACTCGAATAACACAGTCCAGATAACCGGCGGCGGCAGTAATCATATCTTCGCAGTGCTTCACGATGCCGAACCGAATTCGATTCCCGAGGATGCTTTCGTTGATGGTGCGTTGTCGGCTCGGGTAATTGCGACTGACGCTATCGACTCTGATGCAATGGCGGCAAGTGCGAATACTGAGATTGCCAACGCGGTTGCAGCTACCCAAGCCCTTAGTAGGCTCGATAGCATGATCGAGAGCGATGGCGCGGGGCAATTCCGCTTCGATACGATCGCACTAGAGCAAGCCCCTGCCGGTGGCGGTGGCGGCGGGACGGATTGGACAGCCAACGAACGGACAGCTATTAGGGCTATCCTTGGAGTGCCTACCAGCGGAACCACGCCGACAGATCCGTCGAGCGGGATTCTGGATGAGATTCGCGACAAGACGGCATTGATTACGGCAGGCGGTACGGTCTACGTCACCAGCCCAGTAACAGCAACGGGTCAATTGGCAAGCCCATTAATTATTGGCGACGATTACCTAGCGGCCAACGGAAGGCGGTTTAGGTGGACCGTGGAGCTGCCTAGCGGGTATGTTATCGCGACATCGACGGCTCGATTCGGGATGAGATACGAAGACGACGAGGGGGTTAATGAATTCATCGCTACTGGGACTGTGGCCGATGCAACGGGCGGGAACGTCCACCTGGATTTTGACGTTGCCAAGACGGTGACGGGATTGCTTCGACCCGGTTGGTATCAATGGTCGGTCGAAATTGTTAGTGCTACAGGCACGGAGATTACGCGAGTCAAGAGCGGTAAAAATGTTGAGTGGCAGGAGAAGCAAACGTGATAACAGCCTACCCCCCCTCTTTTGGGGTCCTTTTAGCGTCACGGGCGAACCACACGCAGATTATTAGCCCAGGATTTCAGATGAAAGTTAGCACGTTAGCAAGCGGTTTCGCGGGGTAGGGGGCGGCTTGTTTGGAGATCAAGACATCGAAGGATTTACGCTTGGTCAATCGAGCTCTCAAGGAAAAATGGAACGTCGACAAAGAGGCGATCAAAGCGGCGTTGATGGAATGCTTAACCGATCCAGATTTGGCGATCGATGCGGCGAAGGTGCTACTCGCAGCGGACGCCATAGATTGCAAGCGAGAAGAGCTCGACGCGAAGCGGGAGGTAAAAGAGAATGAGCAACGACTCCGACTTCTTGAGCTCGCTCAGTCTGTCCCAATTGCAGAACTTGCTAAGCTTGCATCCGAAAACGGCATCGCAAGCCGACCCGATTAAAGGTGACCGTCGAGCATACCAGCGCGATTTGATGGCTAAAAAACGGGCTAGCCAACGGGATATTTTCATCCTGCCCCCTCTCGACCCCTCTAGGCGTCTTGAGGCTGAGTCTGATTGCTCCCTTTGGCTATCCACCTACTTTGGATCCCAGTTCTTCGAGGCGTGGACTAGCGACCGGCTAGCCATGATCGAGTCGATTATCGACGCGGCCAAGTACGGCGGGGACCAAGGCATCGCAGGGCCTCGGGGCGAAGGTAAAACGACGTTAGCTATTCGCGTTGCCTTGTTCCTTATGGTCAAAGGTTTATCGACGTTTCCCGTCGTTATCGGGAAAAACGCAGACAAGGCGAAAAAGGAAGTGCGCGACCTAGTTGAGCAATTACAGCAAAACGACCTTTTCATCGCGGATTATCCCGAAATCGGCATCCCGTTCCAGGCCGTCGGCGGTTGGTCAAGCCGGGGCCGTATGCAAACATGCCAAGGGCAATCGACCAATATCGTTATCGGGCCGGAATTCTTTGTCTTTCCTACGATCAACCGAACGCAGATTCCCGATTGGCCCAAAGAGATCGATCCATGCAGCAGGGGTCAAGTGTTCTACAGCCTGGGAATCGACGGGGCGATCCGTGGGACCAAGTTCCGATCGGCGCGGCCAACTCTCGCGATCCTCGACGACATCGAAGACCGGGAAGCGGCGGCCAGCGAAACGATGATAGCCAAGAACGAGGAAATCATCGAACAAGACATCGGCGGGCTCGGGCAGTCCTCTGAGCGGATCCCTCGGGTGATGCTTTGCACGATCCAGAATCGCAAGTGTATCGCCTTCAAATACACAGACCCCAAGCAGAAACCATCTTGGAGGGGCAAGCGATACCGCAAGCTCGTGACCAAGCCGGATCGAATGGATTTGATCGAGCAGTACATCGACCTCCGCAAGGGACGAAAAGCCGACGACCCAGACGCCCGGGAAGCATTCCAATTCTACCGCGACAATCAAGCCGAGATCGAACGCGGGGCGGTAGTAAGCAACCAGGCCAGCTATTCCAAAAAGACTCACCTAGACGGCGAGCCGATGGAGCTTTCGGCGGTTCACAGCTACTTCAATCGCGTTGCCGACCGTGGCCAAAAAGCGGTTTCGACCGAAGACGACAACGACCCGCCAGAGGAAGCCGGGCCAATGGGACTGGGCATTACTCCGGCTCTTGTCGAGTCGAGGATAAGCGGCTTGGTCCGAAGGCAACTGCCAGCCAATACCGTGGCCCTGACAGCGGCGATCGACTTGGGCAAGTATTACCTCCATTGGGTTGTCACGGCGTGGTGGCATGGGGCTGGGGGCATCGTAGCGGACTATGGAATCCAGCAAGTCTACGGGACCGACAAAAGCATGGATCACGAGGCTAGCGAGCCGATGATTTATCAGGCCTTGCTAACGCTTCGGGATGAGCTTCTGCAGAAGGAATTCATCGACACAACTGGAACGCGCAGGGCAATCGACTTTTGCCTAGTTGACTCAGGGGCGTTTACCAATGCGGCTTACTCATTCTGCCGTGAAGTCGGCGGCATCTTCCACCCATCGAAGGGGCAAGACCCATACCATCGAAAAGCCAAGTCTAGTTCGGTGACAATCGCAGGGGCTAACCTTCACGCTCAAAAGCTTCCGTCGTCGAATGTTTGGCTCTACGAGCTAGATACCAGCTACTGGAAGCAATTCATCCATGAGCGATTCCTAACGCCGACTTTTGACGATGCGAACATGCTTCGGCGCGGGTCGCTTTCGGTGTTTAGCCTCGAAGACGAAAAGCGGCATTCGCAGTACGCTCAGCATATTGCAGCCGAAGAACTAGTAACCAAGTTCACTGAGGGCAAAGGAGCTAAAACCTATTGGAATGTCCGGGACAGCAATAATCACTGGCTCGATGCAACTTACATGGCAGCGGCGGGCTCCGAAGCTTGCGGCGTAAAGTTGATAGCCCCAAGCGAAATCGAGGTAGCCCCAAAGCATATCGGCGATGAGCCGAAACAAGCCAAGCCTGTCCAGCAAGCCTACAGGCACGGGCAGCAACGATTTAGGCGGCGTGAAGGCGGATGGATTCCCAAGAGAAGAGGATGATATGAGCAAGAAAACCAGCAAGCTAAAAACCAATTTGACCTGGGAAGAGCGACACGGGCCAGCGGTGGCGGTTCGTGTAACTCACGATCCATCGACGGATATTGTGTCCAGGGTTGAAACGATCAACGAAAACGGAAAGATTATTGAGCAGTGCTACCCCATCCCCCGCGAAGATGAAGCAAGGCCCTGCACGCTATGCGAATCACGCCGACCGATCGGGACAAGCTACAGCCGGGTCTATTGCACCAAGAGCAATGCCCGATATTGCAAATGCTCCTATTGCGGGCACACCTGGACCCAGGAGCGTAAATAATTTAGCCCAGTGTACTAATGGAATAGTACAGGCATCTACCAAGGGCCAGCAAGCCATGCAACGATTGACGCATGGCATCAGCGGCATCTCTGTTGGCACTAATCGACGCAGCTATAGAGGCCCTTCTAACCGGGGGGGCGTCTCAGTATTCCATTGGCTCTCGCACAGTCACTAAGCTCGACCTAGCGGCGTTGATGGCCGAGCGAAAAGCATTACTCCACCAAGTCCAGCGTGAAAGCGGATCGGGCGGTATCTCCCTCGGGCGAATCGTGGGGGGCCGTCGATGATTACTCGATTTATCGATTCGGTTGTCTCGGCAGTTAGCCCCATCGCGGGATTGCGACGGCAGGCAGCACGCAAGGCCCTTGCTAGGTCCTACCAAGGGGCCGAACCATCCCGGGTATCGAGCAACAGGCACCCAAAGAATCTACCAGCCGACCAAGAATTGATGGGGCCATTCGGCGCCGACCGTCTCAGGGCAGAGGCTAGGCGGCTGGTTCGCGATAATTCCTACGCTTGGGGCGTCGTCGATACCATCGTCTCTTCCGTGATCGGCGCAGGCATCCAAGCCCAATCGACCTTTGAGACTCCTGAAGGCGATGACATTGAAGACATCAACGACCTACGCGATAAGGCTTGGTCCGAGTGGTCCGAAGTCGCGGATATCAACGGGCGTTTGACCCTTGAAGAGATCCAGATTATTGCCCTTCGTGAAATGGTCGAAGCGGGCGAAGTGCTTATCCGCATCGTCAATTTACCATCGACGGAATATCGTGGAATCAGCCGACCGATTCCGATGGCACTTGAGATCATCGAAGCCGACAGGCTAGCGACCGATCGCGACACGTACACGATGGGCATCGATCGCGGCGATGGTACTCGGGTAATTCGCGGCATCAAAGTCGATGAATCGGGCAAGCCTCTTGCCTACATGATCTATGACGATCATCCCTTGCAACCCTACGCAGTAAGCCGAACGCCGAAGGAAATTCCGGCCCGGGAGATCATCCACCTTTTCAGGCAAGATCGAGTCGGACAGACGCGGGGCGTTACTTGGTTTGCTCCAGCGTTGGCATCGATTCGCGACCTTGGAACGTACCTTGACAACGAGCTACAAGCCTCGGCTATCGCGTCTTGCTTCACGGCGGCAATCAAGACCGAAACGCCGATGGGCAGACTTAGCGACCCAGACGCGGGCGATGGGATCGACCGAAGAGGCAATCAAGAGCGATACCTAGAGCCGGGGCTAGTCTTCGAGCTTAACCCCAACGAATCGGTCGAGGTAATCAACCCAACGCGGCCAAACACTTCGGCGGGCGAATGGACCAAGGTTATCCTTCGCGGTATCGCGGTAGGGACCGGGCTATCCTACGAGGTTGTAGCACGCGACTATTCGCAGACCTCCTACAGTTCAAGCCGGACCAGCCAGCTTGAAGACCGAAGGCGGTTTCGGATCATCCAGAAATACCTTATTAGGCACCTCCTGCAGCCCGTCTGGGATCGCTTTTGCGATGCAGCGACCAGAACCAGCCTTGACGGCTTCCCTTCGCCTATCGACCTGCTAAGCGACCGCAGACGGTTTACCCCTGTTGAATGGCAAACGCCAAAATGGGAATGGGTCGATCCAGGCGTCGAGCAGCAAACCAGCGAATCTGGCATTAACTCATTCACAGCGACCTACAGCGAAGTGCTTGGGGCTCAGGGGCTCAACTTCCGCACGGTGTTCTACCAACGGGCCAAGGAAAATCGGCTCCTTCAAAAGCTTGGCTTGCAGACGCCAGAGCAAACGCAGCTAGCCATTTCAGCGGCTCAAACCCAAGGGGCGGCAGAAACACAACCAGCGACCGGCAGCGGCGAAATGATGGGGCTATCAACACTTCAATTCAATCGCAACCGCAAAGCCATTGCCAAGACGCTCGACGAGCTTTCCAGCGGGGCCATTAGCGAAGCGGCGGCCAGGGTGTTCCTATCGTCGGTCGGCATGAGCGAAGCAAGCGTACAGGCCTTAATCGACGACGCAAAAGACGGATCGGTAGACACGCTACCGGCTGAGGTGACGGCATGAACAAGAGCGACCTAATCAAGCGACGAAAAGAACTTGACGCAAGACACCAAGCCAAGCCTATCGAGGGCGGTTCGATCGTTCGCCAATTTGGGACCGTGAAAGATGGCCGGGCGGTGATTGCGACAGAAACGCCGGTTATGGTTTATCGAGAGGATCGAGGATGGGTAAGCCAAGTCCTCCTAATGGAAGGCGTCCGGTTTCGCAATGACAAACGCAAGCTTCCGATTGTGGACAGCCACAGGCCGGATTCTGTAGGCAACGTCTTCGGCTCAATTCGCAATATCGTTATCGAAGGCGATCAGCTAATCGGCATTCCTGAGTTTGCCAGCGACGAGCAGGCCCAGGTTATCGCGACAAGATACAACGAAGGCCACCTTAACGACTTCTCGATTGAAGCCGTGCCAATAGAAAGGCAAATCGTTCGAGAGGGCCAAACTTACACTACCCCAAGGGGTCAAGTGATTGAGGGTCCAGCGGAAATCGTACTCCAATGGGAACCCCATAACGCTTCGATTTGCGTAACGGGCGCAGATCCGAATTCTACTGTTCGCAGGTCTTATGACCATGAAAGGGTTGAACGTATGGACGAGTCGCTTTTGGCAACTCTCAAGGGGCTCGGGTTGCCAGAAGGCATGACCGATCCTACTCAGATTATCGTTTTCCTCGCAGGCAAAGCAGCGGGGCAATCCGGTTCTGACGCGGCTCCGATGGAGCAAGTCGAATCGATGGCCGAGGACAAGCCCGAAGAGGCGATGCGGGCCGAGCATGTCGAGCCAACCGGAGACACCGAAAAGAAAGTCGAAGCCGAAGTTGCAAGGCAACTCAAGGCCGCCGACGACCGACGCAAAACAATCGTTGCCCATTGTACGTTGGCAAAGCTTGAGCGTAGCTTTGCAGACGCTTTGGTTGACGATCCATCCGTTACCGTTGAAATCGCTCAAGAAAGGATCATCCGAAAGATGGCCAGTCAACCACTAGGCGGGGCCGTCGAGGGCTCGCACATCGGCTTTGGTGAATCGGAGCAAGACAAGTTTGAAAACGCGGCAAAGGCTGGTTTTACTCAGCGATGCTTTCAAGGCACGGTAAAGCGAACAGCGGCACCAAAGGCAGAAGGGGCTAGCCATTTCGCTAACCTCGGCGTCTATCGGCTTGCCGAAGCTTGCGTGCGTCGAATGGGTGTTGACCCTGAGAAGCACACCAAGAAAGATATCGCACGAATGGCGATGGGACACGCGCCGACCCTCAACATGGTCAAGCGCGGCTTGGCCGATGCGTACCATACAACCGGAAGTTTTCAAAACATCCTGTTCGATGGGCTGAACAACACGCTTCGAGCGGCTTACGAAGAGGCCCCTTACACTTGGTCCTCTTGGGTCCGGCAGCGTCAGAGCGTCGAGGACTTCAAAGATATTCACGCTACCCAGTTGAGCGAATTCCAAAACCTGGAAGTCGTTCCTGAGGGCAAAGAATACCCTGAGAAGAAACTCAGCGATCGACGCAAGACCTACAACATTGACAAGTTCGGTGCGAATTTCTCAGTGACCTGGGAAACGATCATCAACGATAACCTTGACGCGTTGTCGCGCATCCCCTCGATGCAGGGCGTTGCGGCTCGGCGTACTCAAGAGCAACTTGTCTATGATACGTTCCTCTCGAACCCGCTAATGCCCGATGGCGTTGTCTTGTTCTCCGCTTCTCACGCAAGCGGGCGAAACATTACCGCCACCACGGCAGCGGCTCCAAGCGAAACGACGCTTGACGAAGCCTTTGAACTGATGGCCAAGCAGAAGGGATTGAACGGCTCGGTGCTTAACTTGGTCCCTTCGGTGTTGCTCGTACCTCAGCGGTACGCATCGACGGCTCTACGGATTACCAACAGCCTTTCGTTCGCGCAGACCAACGGCAACGAGGGAATCTCTAGCCTCTACGGGGTCAATGGCGTTCGACCGTTGCAAGTTGTCGCTACGGCGTTGCTTGACAACAACAACGCGACGAACTGGTATCTGATCGCGTCGAATTCGGTAGTTGACACCGCCGAAATCGTCTTCTTGCAAGGCGAAGAATCGCCAGTGCTTGAAAACGAATGGACGATGCTCAGCGACAAGTACGACTTCAAGATCCGTCAATCGATGGGTTGTGCGATGATCGATCACGTAGGGTTCTACTCGAACCGCTAAGCGATCGGATGATTTATAGCCCCTGGGCGATTGCTTGGGGGCTTTTTGGGACGGAAACAAAATTCACAAAACAGGAACATAAGAACATGGCAGGCATGAAAGATTTCAAACCGTACTTCGATGACTTCATCGGACCAGCGGTATCCTTTCCGACTTCGGCAAACATCGCTTCTCCTTGGGTCTATACGATCACTGGGGCGGCTCCTCCGACAGCACAGCGGAACAACGATCGAAAGGTCTTGACCCTTACGAGTGCGAGTCAGATTCAGATCCTCGGCGGCGGCCACGGCGACGCCTTGGCGTTCGACGTCGACGACGTTCAGCGGGTTGTTATGCGGGCTCGAATCGGGGCGTCGACCTTTACGAGCGGATCCATCCTGGTATTCGGATTGGGCTCGGCTCGAAACGATACCGCCGACGACGTAGCGGCTAGCGCTTGGTTCCGCATGGAAGGGGCCAACAGCACGACGCTTGTTTATGTCGAGACCGATGACGCGGTTCGAGACAATAACGACGTTTCGACGGGCGTGACCCTTGGCACGACCTACAAGGAATTCGTGATCGACTTCACGGGCGGCAAGCAGGACGTAAAGTTCTACATTGACGGCCAGCGAGTCGCAGCCTCGACGACCTTCGATATGTCGGGTTACACGGCAGGCCTCCAGCCGATTGTTCAACTCCAAAAAGCGGCAAACACAAACGCCGATGTTTTCGAGATGGACTACATCGAGATCGACGGCAAGCGGGTCTAATCCGTGAGCCTTCACGATACCATCATCGAGGATGCCAAGAAGGTATTCGCCAACCCGCAAGACTTCGCAGAGCCGATCGTTTACTACAAAAGAAACGGTCGGTCGAGGAAGATCAACGCGGTAGTCATTCGCGAGGCCCTTGGCATCCTGCCAGAAGATGGTGACGTTGTTTATCCTATGTTTGAAATCCACGTTGCTAACGACCCATCCGAGGGCATCGCAAGCGACGAACTCAACTTGGGCGGCGATCAATTGGAATTTGCCGATCGAGTCGGCCAGCCACCAAAGCGGCATTCGATCCTAAAGCTACTCAGTCACGATGAAGGGATGTTGGTTCTCGAATGCCGCTAGCAGTTGTCGAAGAAATCGCAGTCGTCTTGAAATCGCGTCTCGATGCGATGATCGACGATGCTACGTACTCAACGGCAGTTAGCGAAGTACAGCGACCGAATCGATTTGCCAACTTTACGCCAGTCCATAATCAGATCGTTCTTACGCAAGGGCCAGCCGAGCGAGTCCCTGACTTGGACCGACCCGGCAATCCTCCTGCCAACGCGATGCGGCAGACGTTCAATATCCACTGCCATATCATGCAGGATGAACGCGGGACCGAGACCATCGACGAGCTACTAAACGCTTTCCATGCCGACGTTATCAAGGCCGTTTGCAATGGGTCCAGCACTTGGCACACGTTCGGCGGCAATGCGATCGATGCAACCTGGGGCTCCATTCAATTCATCGCGGCAGACGGCGGTGTAGATGGCTTGACGATCCCGCTACAGATCACTTGCCGTTACTCGGAAGACGACCCAACGGAGCTACGCAACTAATGATAAATGTCACAGTCGATCAAGAATCGTTGCGGCAAATGCGAGCCAATTTAGGGGCCTTCGGTGACCATTTGCCGAGGCATCTAGCGACAGCGGTAAACAGGGCGGCTAGGTCCGTTCGGGTCGAATGCGCTCAAGCCTTGGGGCCTTTGGTAAACCTCAAGGTGAGCAGCGAGAATAAAGGCATCGTCAAGCAGTTCAGCAAGGCCAAGACGCTAAAGAAAACTATTAAGCAGAAGAACAAAGCGACCCCAGGCAATGCGGGCGTCACGATCGGACTTTGGGAAGGGCATAACTTCCCGGTCAAGTATTTTGAGGGCAAGAGCTACAGCCGAATGAAACGCGGCAAGCGTAAGAGCCTTGGGGCTCAATACAAGTCGAGCGTGGGCGGCGGTTGGACAGTGGTTCAAGATGGATTCGTTGCGTCGCGATGGCGGGGTGATATTTATCGACCGGCTTCCGATGGCTCTCGCAAGCTTCTCAGGGTACTTGGAAAGCGTCCCGGCGATTTCTTCCGAGAGGGCAATATCGGAGAGGTTGCAGGGGCCAAGGCACGCGAACGACTACCCATTGAAATCAATCGACGGCTACGCGAAATCACACTGGCGGCAAGCGGCAAAATCAAACTCAGGGCATCAAGGGAGCTAGGGCAATGACACTACTAAAACGCAAGCGGGTATTGGCAGCGAAGATTGAGACGACCCCAGGCACCGCCGAAGCATTGACGGCAGCGGAAGCCTCTTTTAACTGCTATGAGATTGCCATTCAACACGAGATCGAGACCGAAGCCCGAGAGGGCCAAGGATCGTTCGGGATGCGGGCATCGACCCCAGGCGGCTACAAGGGTAAGGTGACGTTCAAGCACGACGCATCGTGGGACGGGACAGCAACCGAGCCATCTTGGGCCGATACGTTTCTTCCGGCTTGCGGATGGGTCAAGGCCGGTCAAGTATTCACGCCTCGCACAGAGGCCCCAGGAACCAACGTCAAGACCCTGACGATCGCGGTGTACATCGACGGCAAACGCAAGACCTTGCGGGGATGCGTTGGCACGTTCAAGGCCAATTGCATGAGCGGCAAGACTGTCGTTTTTGAGTTTGAGTTTATCGGTATCTGGGATTCGCCTACCGACGTTGCAATCCTCGCACCGACTTACCCAACGGCTAGCCCATTGCGGTTTGCGTCAAGCGTGACGACCTGGAACAGCGTTGACCTTGCCGTGGAATCGATGGTGCTCGATTCGGGTAACTCGATGTTGCTCCGAGAGGACTCAAGCGATGTTTCCGGATTCAAAGCGGGCTTGATTTCCAACCGCATCGTCAAGATCACTGGCAACCCCGAAGCCAAGCTAGTTGCTGCTCAAGATCGCTACGGCAAGTATCTTGACCTGAGCGAACATGCTTTGACGTTCGACATCGACGGACCAACCAACAGCAAGATCACAATCGCGGCTCCAAAGGCTCAGATTGTGGCGATCAGCGAAGCCGACCGGGAGAATATGGTTGTCGATGAAATCGAATGGCAAGCCAACCGCAACGGATCGACAGCAGACCAAGAATGCTCGATCACCTTTACCGCAGCGACCTAACACGGAGAGACCATGCCAATTTTTCTAGAGCCAGATCAGAGCTTCCCGGTCTGGCTGGAATCCGACAAGGACAAGCCTGAAGAGTCGAGGCCTACGTTTTTCGTGCGATCCCAGTCGATGCGAAACCAACGCAAGGTGCTCGAAGTGCTTGACGTTATCCACAGGCCCGGCGTAACGGTCGAACAGATTTTCAATGAGACTGTCGAGCAACTTAAAAAGGTGCTTGCTGGTTGGTCGAACATGAGCGGCATCGCGTTTGGCCCCGAGGCTATCGAGGACGTTTTCACGCTCACAGAGGCTAGGGAATTGCTCAGGCTGGTTGCCTACAATCAGCGAATGGACACAACCGAAAAAAAAGGCTGAGAGTCGCGGCGATGATACGGCAAGGAATGCTTTGCCTACATTGCAGCGACAAGGAATGTAAGGACAGGGGGACCGATGCAGAGCCAATTGAAATCGAGTGCGTTGCTTGCAACGGGACAGGATGCGACGAATGCAGCGAGGGCGTTTATCGCGTCGAGGGTTGCCCGAATCAGTATTGCAGCGGACTTACTCAGTTTGTCGAGTTGGTCGATTTGTTCGATGAGGGCCTACCCCCGGTAGCAGGCGGTGCGTTGGATCAGTCGGCTAGTTTTATCGAGGCGTCACGGCGGTTTAAAATCGAAGAACAACGAGCGAAAGCGGAACGGAAATAAGCGATGGCCGGGGACGCAATCAAGATCGTTATCGAAGCCGAGGACAAGGCATCCGCGCAGGCGATCAACGCATCGAGGAACATCGAGAACGCGGTCAAGGGCGTTAAGGAAACGGGGCAGAAGGCCAAAGCATCGACTGAGTTTATCGGCGTACTAGCAGGGCAGCTAGGCGGCTCACAGTTGCAACAGGCAGCGGGTGGAGTCGCGGCGATCACGGAAAAGGTAGGGCAGTTCTCCGAGGTAATGAAAGCTGGTGGCGTTGGGGCGATGGCGTTTCAGGCCGGTATCACGCTTTTGGTGACAACGCTATCGTTTAATCTCGGCAAGTCGATTGGCGAAGCTATCTTTGGCGTTCGAGAGCTCAAAGACGAATTTGGCGAAGCTCAAACTCAGGTCGAAGCGTTTACGGCTCGAATGAATGAGGCGGCAAACAAGGGCTTCAAGGAAAAGCTTGAGGATTTAAGCCTAATCAAAGACCCGGCCAAGCAACAGAATGAAGCCGTCGCAGCATTCGAGGAAATCCAAGCTTCGATCAACAAAGCATACGACAGTTTCCATCATCGCCAACGTGAAATCGAAAAGCTTACGATGGAAAGCGGGTTGCTTGGAGACAATCAAGACGCAATCAACAATTTGATTCTTGAAAACAATCAATACGTCGACACGATCGACAACCTTGAGAAGCAGAAGGTCGCTTTGGCCGACGTTTACGGCGAACGGGCCAACGGCATCAAGGCAATCAAGGCGCAGCAAAAGGCCGAGGATGAAGCAGCGGCCAAAGCCAAGCAGACGCAAGCGTCGATACAGTCACAGCTAAAGAAAAACTATTTCGCCTACCTTGAACTTACCGAGGGCGTTGACGCAGCTCGAATGGCTCAACTTGCCGATGAGGGCATCGACGAGACCAACGCAAAACGGATCGTATTTGCCGAAAAAGCGACAAGACTAGAAAAAGAACGGGTCGACAAGAAGAAAAAAGACGACGACCAAGAGGCTCAAAGAATTCAACGGATCGCGGATTTACAGGCCAGCGAAATCGACCGAATCAAAGAGCAAAAAATACTGCTCGAAGAGGGCGAAGAGGCAGCGAACCGATTTCGGCTAGAGCAGCAGGGTCTAGGCAAAGAGGCAGCGGCTAGAATCGCCTCCGAGCAAGCAGCCCTAGACCGTCAAAAGAAACAGGGCGAACTAGCCAAAAAGCTTGCCGAGAAACCCCAGTTAATGAGCGTAGAACAGCGACTAGTATCGCGGGGCGTCAATGAAGACACCCAAAAGGATATTGCAGCCAACACGCTAAAAACCGTCGAACGGCTCGAAGACGTTGCGGCAGCGATCAGAGACCAATCCAAGCCCCAAGCGGCAGACGCCTTGCAAGTGGAGTTTGTTGGATGAGCAACATAATCGAAGTCACTGAAATGTGGAGCAAGCCGACCTCATCGGTAAGCCTTTCGGACAACTTCCGCAAGCGATCGATTAAGCTACAGCGGGCGTTTCAGATCCTAACGACGCCAACGGCTAACGAGTACGATTGCTATCGATCAACTGGCATCCTCGAAGGCGATCGATTCAGCGATCAGTTTCCTTATGCCTTTGCGGACAACTTCTCCCTGTCGCGCCAAAGCCTTATCCTATGGCAGCTAAACATCGACTACAGCGGCGAACTAGGGCCAAGCGACAACCAGGACAACCCGTTATTCACTCCTCCTAGAATCGACTGGGATGACGTTGAGACCGAAGAGGAAATAGATGAGGATTGGGACGGCAAGCCGATTCAGACTATCAACGGCGAACCGATCGAAGGCGTCAAGACGCTCTTGCCAGATCAGACCGTATCGATTAAACGGAACATGCTTTTGTTCAACCCGTTCATCCAGGCCCGATACAGGCGATCGGTCAACAGCGATTCCTATCTCGGATGGCCTCCTGGCACCGCGAAGCTAATGAAACTATCGGCGTCCAACGTCATTACCCCCGAGCTTGCCTACTGGGAGGTGACCGGCCAAATCAGATTCCGCTATCCATACCGCACGACCAATGAGCGGGCATGGTATCGACGGGTTCGGCATCAAGGTTATTATAAGCGGGTCGACGTAAGCAACAACGAAACGCAAATCATCCGAGCGATGAAGGGCGGCGAACCGACTAACAGGCCGGTCTTGCTCGATGCCGAAGGCTACGAAATCCCGCAGGGTGACGGCCAGCAGGTCGAGGCCCATTGGCTAGAATTTAAGATTTACGATTCCCTTCCCTATGGAGCATTGGGCTTACTATGACAACCGTAACCGACGTAACAATGATTCTGCCCCCCGAGGTGATTACCAACTATACGATCGCGGGCAATGCCGACATCGCGACGACCAAGCTAGCCCAAAGGGTGCTTGCTGAGTCGATTGTCCCATTGACTCAGGCGCGGACCTGGGATGCAGTTGCAAGCAATTTGCCCGCATCGGCATCGAGCGACGATCTAGGGCTAGTCTCAGGCACTTGGGGAACCAATCCAGCCAGAATCACGGCAGGCGATGTTAAGACCCTTGGAGCGACCACCAGACGCCTCTATTTGGCGATCCCGATCCCGGCTAACTATGAGGACGGGCAGACGATCCAATTGCAGATTCGGGCCAAGATGGAGACGACCGTAGCGGATGTTTCTTGCACGATCGACGCAGAGGCTTACGTCGGCTCGGATGGGTCGCTATCGAGCGACCTAGTGACAACGGCGGCGCAGTCGATGAACAGCCTTACGGCGGTGGCTTACAACTTCACGGTCAACGCAACGGGCGTCGACCCGGGGGACTTGCTCGAATTGCGTTTGTCGATCAGCAGCAACGATGCAGCGACGGCTACGGCGGTGACCCCGGCGATCTATTCAATCGCCCTCCTCTGCGATACGAGGGGCTAACGTGGCCAAAGAGATCGGAGCATACACGCCGAAACAGGCCAAGCGGATTTGGGAATCTGTTCAGGCCTTTGAGCGGATGGGGTCGACATCGGCAACGATGGCGATTCCCTACACGCCAACTCCGATCTATTTCGTTAACAAGTCGACCGCAACGATCCCGGCTTACGGTTGCATCCAGATGAACGGGGCAAGCGAGATCGACGGCACGACGTACATCGAGGTTACTAGGCCGTTCGACTACAGCAATTCCGTTATGGGGCCTTTCCTGTTGAATGGGCCGGGCGAATGCTTGCCGGATGAAATCGGCACGGCTCAATGGGGGCCAATCTTTCGAGCAAAAAAAGACTCAGCAACCTACTCAACCGGTACGCGGATGGGGCCAGTAGAATCGTCGTTTGACCTGTCGAAAGGATGCCTGTTTACGTTCATCGGTGACGACGAGCAAGAGGACGACATTATCAAGGTGATTGCTTGCGAGACGCCATTGCTGGCGGTGGCAGGATCCGGAATCGGTGCGAATACGAGCGGGACCGTGACAGCCAAACAACCAGCCAGCGGCAATTGGACAGCGGGGACGATAACCTATACGGCATGGAATCCAACGGGCGTGGCGATCGCTTCGGCGGCTAGCGTCTTGCTGTTTCCGGTGGATGCCAAATGGCTTGCAGTGGAGTTGTGCTAAATGGGCGGGATAGGTCGATGCTGTTGCACTTGCGAATGCTTGCCGATCGAGGATTTGCCGACCGTTACGATCAGCGGCTATACCGGCGGCGGATGGAGCGGTACTTGCTGCTACGAGCAAACCTTCACGCCAAACGCTACGCCAAGCTGGTCGAAAAATTGCAGCTCTTTACTTTACGAAGGCTCGGTACTTCAAGAATGCACAACGCTCCACACAAGGCAAACCAGGGGTAGCTATCGAGGGTTTGAGTATGGGCCTCTCGGCGGCGATTGTAGCGACGTTCCAGAGAATTATTGTTGCGGTGGCAGCTACTCTCCGATAGCAGAAACGCAAAGCACGGCGGCGTATACCGACAATGCTTTTATGGCGGTTTGGCGCAGACCTAAAAACATCATCGTTCGCATAAGCCAGGAAGAGGTTGACTGCGAAGGCGTGGAGGGGCAAACCGGCGGGTGCAAGATCGTTATCCGGTCACGGTTTAATTACGAATACGAAACGGCGATCTACCAAAACGGATTAACAAGCGGATCTCAAACGGTGACGATGCTTAACACCGATTGCTTCGAGGTAAATCCCGATTACGAAATTAGCATAAGCGCATCGGGTGCGATTGGTTGCAGCGAAGTACCAGCCGACCCACCGCCTTTTAGCGGGTCGAATTTATGCCGAAACTCAGGCGTGTTTGGCTTTGATCGAGTCCGATACTATGACGAAATGCCGACCGGGGCAATTCAATTTACAAACGCCGAAGTCCCCGGGTGCGAAGCTAGCTCTTGCAACTATGAACCGTACAACTACGCAAGCTCGGTTTGCATCAACTCACCATCTAGCCCATCTGCCCTCACGGGATGCTTTTTCAACGAGCCGTGCTACTGTACCGATGAAGTCACATCGGGCGGGCCTATCATCGAATCCGAAGCGGAAAACTGTTTCAATGATGGGCTAGGGCAGACCCCAAACGTAACAGATATTGACGGGTGCTTTGACGATCCTTGCATCCCGGCGGTATCCTGCACGACGAATTTAACGATATGCGCGACCCCTGAATATGAATGCCCAGGCACGGCGTTTTCCGTCAACTGCCTAGACTTTGAAATCAACCCAGAGAATGAAGCGACTTGTTTTAGGCCGGGCGTAGGCTTTCCATTCGGAGATTTGTCCGCTTGCGGTTGCGGTATCAGCGTAGGCGATGCGGGCGGAACTACACCGCCGTACTTCGACACATCGGACTGTTTCGTGGGCAACTGCAACGAGGCTTGCTGCGATTTCCTCGACGATTGCGAATGCTGCTTACCAGATGGCCGATGTTTGCCTAAGTTCGCTCAAAAGTGGAATCAAACAGTTACCGCCCACACTCGAACCCAAACGTGTTCGGGTTTTTCAAGTCAATCAGTCTGTACAGGTGCTCCATCGTGGACAATCAATCTGTCGTAAACATAAACATGGACGGGACGCCATTCACCCCAGGCAAGCCAGCGCAGCCGCGATCCTTCACGATCACGATGGTAGGCGATCCACCGCCGACAATCAGCCAAGAGCAAGTCAACGCGAAGCGGATCGAGCGAACGATTAAGCAAGGCCAATTCGCTTGGGCCAAACTCCACAGCTATCGCGGTTGCGATCCTCAGTGGCTCGACATTTGGCAGTACCTAATCCCGCAGCGGTGCGACTGCAAGGAAGGCTACCAGCGAATCCTTGCCGAGATCCCCCCCGACTTCTCATCCCCTGAAGCATTCTTTGCCTGGGGCGTTCGACTGCACAACGCAGTCAACGCGAAGCTTGGCAAGCCTGAAATCACGATCGACGAAGCCTATAAAATCTGGAGGAAATCAGATGGCTTGGACCAGCAGGAAACTATCGAGAAACGTAGTTGAAATAACGATCGATTTAACTCGGAACAAAGACTGGGAGCAATGGGTATTGCTTCGGTCGGATGTCCACCACGACAACCCAAAATGCGATCAAGCCTTGGAGCGGCGGCATTTAGAAGAGGCTCTTGAGTACGACGCTCCGATCATCGACAACGGCGATCTGTTCTGCGCAATGCAGGGCAAGTGGGACAAGCGAAGCGACAAGAACGCACTAAGGGAAGAACACAGGGGCAGCAACTACTTTGATTTGCTGGTTGAGACGGCAGCGGACTTCTACAGGCCTTTTGGCTCGCACTTTGTAGTGCTTGGAAAGGGCAACCATGAGACGGCGGTGACTGGTCGACATGAAACCGACTTAACCGATCGGCTAGCGTCTAGGATGCGGGCTCAGGGCTCCAAAGTCGAGGCCAGCGGGTACGGTGGCTACGTCTTGTTTCGGTTTAACGATACAAACCAAAAAGACAAACCCACCAAAGACACAAAGAAGCTTCACCACTTCCACGGAACGGGCGGCGGCGGGCCAGTTACGCGGGGCGTAATCCAGACGAATCGGCTAGCGGTATTTCAACCTGACGCGGATATCGTGCTGTCCGGTCACACCCATGACGAATGGAGCGTGACTATTCCGAGGGTCAGAATATCGAGTCACGGCGTAATCACTCAGGACGAACAGCTACACGTACGCGCCCCCGGCTACAAAGACGCTTGGGGCGATGGCGATCACGGCTGGGAAGTCGAGAAGATGCTAGGCCCAAAGGCCCTTGGGGCGGCGTGGCTACAGTTCCGATGGGACTGGGAAAAACAGCGGGTCATGGTCGATGCGTTGAGGGCGAAATAATGAAAGCCATAATCCGCAAACAAACCTGGACAATCCGCGACGACACAAGGCCCGATGAATTCGGCTATTGCGACCTAGAGGGCGACAGGGGCCAGCCTAGAGCGATCGGCATCCGCTCAGGGCTAGACGAGGGGCAAGACCTCGACACTACGCTTCACGAATGCTTGCACGCAGCATTGCCGGACCTGTCCGAAGAGGCGGTGACGGAAATCGCAAGCGACCTTGCCAGGGTGCTTTTGGCGCGTGGTTTCGGGCGTTCCTAGCCAACTAACCAAAAAAACCACAATCTTTTTTTCCTGCGTTTTCGTTGGCGAAACGAATATTTTGGGAAACTTCGATATCTTTATCGGTAAAGGTGTTGACCTTTGTTTGGACGGTCGATTAATATACACACGTCGGTTAAACGACAGTGACGCAAACGGCAACCAGACGAGGCAGGCAAATGACCTACGACCCAACCAGAGACGGACGAATCGTAATCGAGAACACGCTGGTTAAGCTTTACGGCTACGAGGCTTCGATTCCTTTGCGGGCCGTAGTGGCATCCTCCCCGCGATACGCAACACTGCTAGCGATTGCGGCCAATCCAGGCCCAGGCTTTGCTGAGCGACTTGCAGCGGCCTTGCCGAAATTTGTCAAGAACCCCAAGACCAAGGCTCAAGTGTGATGGCGATCGAAATCCGATTCACAACGCGGCTCACTCCTCATGGATGCACGGTCACAATGACTACTCCAGTGCGAACGCGAACAAAGCGATTTCGCAACGGCTACGGATGCTCGGAGATTTCGGCTAGGCGATGGATTAAGGAGCAAATCGAGGGATACCGCGAACACGAAGAGTCTCGCAAGGCCGAAGGTCTTGACGCTCCAGCACGATTGTTTTTTGTCGACGGGCAGCTAACCCACTAACCAGCCAGTAACGGCGAAACCCTTCGGGGTCTTTTTACTCACACTTTTTTGGAGACGATGAAGATGCAATTCACGAAGACAGCAAGCGGCAATTGGGCAAGGCAAACGCAAACCAGGGGGAGCAAGTCTCTCGGGACCTACTTGACCGAATCGGAAGCCCGAGCGGTTCCAGGCGTCGACGAGGTTAGCCCGCTGGTCGCAAATGGCAAGGTGGCAAAGCGTCACGGCGTAGCAGTCGGTACGGTGGTCTATCTGGCGATCAGATACGGCAAGACTCGGCGATACATGGTTCACGCATCGGCAGCGGATTGCTTGGCTCGCGGCGTGGCTCCAGGTGCTTGCAACGTCTAGCCCCATGAAGCCTTGCACCAAATGCACCCTTACCAAGCCCCTCTCGGAGTTCCGCAAATCCAACCGGACCAAGGACGGGCTAGACACTCAATGCCGAGCCTGTCGACAGGCCAAGGCCAAGACGGCAGAGGCACGAAACAACCCATCGACGCGATCCAATTGGGCTCGCGGGACGATGGCGAAATTACACCTAACCGAGAGGGATTATTCGTGAAGAAAACAAACATGGAATTGATCGACGATATCCGGCGATCCGGTCAGGCGATCGATGAGAATTGGGACGCGGCTTTTTATCTGGGCGGCAAAATCGACCTTGAAGGACTGACAAAAATCGAGAGCCATGCCAACGCACTTGCGATCTTTTGCAAGCTCCTTCGGCAGCGGCTCGAAGCCCAAGACCCGGCAATCCAACACTTGAGAGCAACACTAGCGGAGGGCGAATAATGACGAAAAGAGGCGGCGGCGATGGTTGCTCAATATGCGGGGCAGCGATCAGCCTACAGGCGATCAATTCGCATAAGTGCGATCCAAGGGTACTCAGAGCCATCGACGCGGCACACGCTCGCGGCGAGGACTGGACACCACCGGACAATCGCACAGAGTCAGACAGGCTTGCAGAGGGATACAAGATGCTCAACATGGGAGGCGACGACAATGGCGAATAACACTGTCAGCGTCAACACAACGCAACCATCCGACTGGGCCGAATTCATTCGCAATGCGGCATCGGTCGAGGGCATTGAGGTCTCGGCGTTCTATGGTTTCGCGGCGGTCGATCGGGCCATTAGGGTGCTAGGAATGGATCCGGCCAAGGCATGGGCCAAACTCAGCGAACGAAAGCGAGGGCGGCCAGTCCACTACAACCCCAAAGACGCTCCAGCGGTCAAGCGAAAGCGAGGGCGGGCCAATGGATGAGTTTTATTTGCTGGTTACGGCTTGGCATGAGTGGGGCAAAGGCTCGAAGCTACGCCAGACGCCGAAGAGAAAAACGCGGATAACGAGGGTGGCGAAATGCACGTTTGACAAGGACGCTGTTTATGATGGCGTTAAGACGGGCCAATGGTTTAAGATCGAGATTTACGATAGCCCCTTTCGAGGGATGCTTGACGCGGTTTTTGTTGGCGTATCTTCCGACCCTGGCATCAGGGCAGCGGAAGCACTGGCCGAGCGGATGGTATCGGGCTTATCGATGGCCAGCGGCGTTAAATGGGAGGCCAACTGCGGGCCGATTGATGCAGAGGATGCGGCGTTACTGCGGATTGAACTGGAAGTGGTTTAACCTTTTTGGAGATTGGAACGATGGAAATCCTCCTACTCTGTTTTTTCGTCGGCGGCTTTACGCTTGGCTCTGCCTTCGGTTGCGGCGTCACTTTATGGGCGATGATGGACCGGGAAAACAAGGCCCGCAAGGCCTCCCCTGAGTCGATGGCGATGCAAGAGGCGTACCGTGATTGATACCGTCGAAATCTGCCGAGCATTGTTTGCCGGTGGAGCTGTTGCGATTCTTTTACAGATTTTTGCTGAGGTGATTTATGGGGATTGACTATTACCAGATCAAGGCCCTGTCGCATTCAATGCTATCCTGTCTGGCCCAAAACCCGATGGAATGCAAAATGCGGTATGTCGACGATCCGCCAAGCCTACCGCCAAAAGACTCGGCAGCGTTTGCTATGGGGCACGCGGTTCATTGCTTGGCGTTGGAGCCTGAGCGGTTTGAGGAGCGGTTTGCGGTTGCTCCAAAGGTCGACAGGCGAACGACAGCGGGCAAGGTGGCATGGGCTGAATACCTAGCAGACTGCGAAGGGAAAACCATCCTCGACGAACAGGACCACGCCGACGCGGTGGCTTGCGTCCAGGCATTGAACAACCACCCTGAGTTTGCGACGATCATGGCACAGCCTCGACGGGTAGAAGTGCCTTTCGAGTTTGAGTTATTCTGGCATCGTTTCAAGGCCAAGCCCGATGCGATTATCGACTCAATGAAGCTCATCCTCGACATCAAGACGACCGACGATGCAAGCCCGCATCGATGGCAATGGTCGGCGGTGGATTATGGGTATCATCGGCAGGCGTGGATCTATCGAGAGGCAGTGGCAGACAAGACCTATCGATTCGTTTTCGCGGTGGTTGAAAAGCCCAAACCATCAACGCGGGGCATACCGCCAACTGTGGCTCTTTACGAACTTGACGATGCAACGATGGGGATGGGATACGAGGATACGCGGGATCTGGTCGCGCAGTACATGCGGCGAACGGAAGAAAACGACTGGCAGCAACCTTACAGCAGCGGGATTGTCCCCTTGCGGTTGCCAAAGCGAAGGGTTTACGAGGGAGAATAGAACGATGACAAAAACGACAACAGATCAACCAGTGGCGGCGGTAGTTCAGCCGCCAAGCGAACAGGCAAGCACAGGGCTGATTGCAGCTCAACAGCAAGTAATCGAAGTGGGCTTTGGCAATTCCGAGTCCTACGCATTGGCCAAGCGGGTCGGAACGATGTATTCCGAAAGTACGATTGTCCCAGAGACGTACCGGAAGAATATCGCCAATTGCATGATCGCAGTGGAGATTGCAAACCGGGTCGGAATGCCGGTCATTATGGTGATGCAGAATCTCCATATCGTGATGGGTCGACCTAGTTGGTCAAGTCCATTCCTCATTGCGATGACGAACAATTCCAGGCGGTTTACACCGCTTCGGTTTGAGTGGATCGGAGAGGAAGGCAAAGACACCTTCGGTTGCCAATGCTACGCCAAAGACAAGGAAAGCGGCGAGGTGCTGACAGGCTCCCCGGTTACGATCGCGATGGCAAAAGCCGAAGGTTGGTTTGGCAAGAACGGCTCGAAATGGCCGACAATGCCGAAGCAAATGTTGATGTACCGATCAGCGGCGTTCTTTGTTCGGATTTATGCTCCAGACCTTTCGGTAGGCTTGCATACCGTCGAGGAGCAGAGCGATATCATCGACGTTGAATCCCGGCCTTTGGATCGCGTCAAGCTCACCCGCAACGAACTACCAGCGATCGAGGGGCCAACGGAATAGCGAACCAGGATCGGCGGTGTGGCGCGACACACTGGAAAGCCGGAGGAAGCGGTTTCTAGAGCCGTTACAGAGCACGGCAGGTAGCCAATCCTGCCCGATCCTTTTGCCAAACCACTTCGGGGCGGCGTATGGAGGTGAATGATGGATATCAATAGGCTTGAAAGAAAACACGTTGAGTTTAGTGCTCTTGTCGGCGAGGTGCTTGACGCGGTCGATATCGACAGGGAAGAAAATCAG